GCTGGGATATGCACTCTAATATATCCAAGTCACTAAAAGGGAGAGTCCCTCCAGTCGATAAAGCTCTTACTGCTTTAATCAAAGACATACACGATAAGGGTCTTAACAAAGATATTATGGTAGTTGTCACCGGAGAGTTTGGTCGAACATATAAAATTAATGCCAACTCCGGTCGTGACCATTGGCCTAGACTGTCACCACTAATGATTTCTGGTGGAGATTTCCTTATGGGTTATGCTCTTGGTGAGTCTACTTCTAAAGCAGAAGAACCAAAGACAGACCCGCACAATCCACAGAATTTAACAGCAACATTACTTGAACACTTTGGTATTGACCAACACACACAGAGATTAGACATGGCTGGAAGACCACGTTATTTCTTAGACGTAGGAACCAAATCAATTCTGTAAAGTTGAATTATGTTCCTGCAAAAGTTACCAGCTTGGTTTTTTTAGGAGCTTGAATGGAGAATCCCTATGAGTAAACTTATGGCGCCACTTTTGTGTATTTCTTTTGTGGTTCTTATTGCTGTATCTGCTATATGCACAATAAACACCGCAAGTGAAGTTTCCAAGCTAAAAAATGATCTTAAGATAGCTAACGAAAGGCTGTCAAAAGAATTGAAAGAAATAAAGGATTATGCTAAAGGTTTAGATGACGTAGCAAACAAATGGAGGTGATAGTTAATGACGCTTCCAGATCAACAATCTTCTTTTGAAAATAAGAAAGAGACAAAATCTTTTCTTGATACGTTGAATAAAATCTCCATACTAGGTATTATATTTGTGGGAGTGCTTACGTTAGTGGCATCCATCTTGTATACCCTAGTACGGCTATTTTACTAATGCTAAAAGAAGACGACATTATAAATGTAAAGTCTTGGATGTCTCTTGGGGACTGCAATTACGAAATAGACCACGACGATGATTCCATACCGGAGTCTGGCGTGGTCTATTGTAATATAGAGCATATCCACAAGCTGTTTGCGAAGTGTGAGCAGACAGACAACGAGTATGTGGTTGTTAGTGGCTTCAGTGACTACGGTATTGCTCACCAAGCAGAGCATCCCGTATGGCTGGACATGAAGAAACATCTTCATCTACTCACTGATTTTGTCACTCCAGAATTACATTACGACTCTATTAATGTGCCTGCTAGATGTGAACTCGATAAGTGTGACCCAGACCATAAATATTCTGTTAGGTGTTATTCTTATACCTATTCCACTTTCCCTGAGATACCGAAGAATATAAAAAAGTGGTTTGTTGTCAACGCCATGATTGAGCATGATGTTATTCAAGGAATACCGCTTGGTATAGGAAAAGACTCTGGGCCTGAGTTTTTTAAGCGGTTTAAGGAGATAGACCTATCTTCAAAAGAAAACTATTTATATGTCAACTGGCAAAACTACACACTGGAAAGGGCTGAGTTAAAGCATTTCTACTTGTCTCACAATCCTAGCTGGTGTACTATAAGAACTGAGCCTTTGCCGTTTGAAGAGTATTTAGACGAAATATCACGACACGCTTTTGTTCTCTGTCCAGCAGGCAACGGAATAGACTGCTACAGGGTTCTGGAGGCGATCTATTTGGGCTGCGTGCCTGTCGTCGAAGACTCTCCCACCATGAGACATCTCGACGGACTGCCAATTTTAAGAGTTCCGTCTCTTTATAATGTAGATTTCTCTCTACTTAAAAACAGCATTGACTCCTTTAATAATTACAGCTTAGACAAAGCCAAGCTATCATACTGGAAAGATAGAATATATGGAGAATAAAATATTCGACCCGCAGGCAAAAGTGATGGCAAACGCGGATAGGGTGCTGGAGTTTTTAGAAACAGGAAATACCCCTCCCGTTCTGGTAGAGGTAGACCCAAGCAATAGCTGCAATCACGGATGTTATTTTTGTATATCGTCGTATATACACTTACCAGAGTCCAAGCATCTAGAAACATACGACCGTTCTATGATGTCCAGAGAGATGCTTCTTTCTGTGTGCAAAGATATGATCGACATGAAAGTCAGAGCTATTAACTGGACTGGTGGAGGAGAGCCTACATTAAATAGACATACCAAAGAAGCGATTGAATTTGTAGGACAAAACTCAGATATAAAAATGGGCATGTTCACCAACGGAACACTGTTAGACAAGTGGGACATGTTCGATACTCTTGTTGATAATATGACATGGGTTCGCTTTTCAATTGACGCTGGTGGCGAGGAGCTATACAATTCAATAAGAAGAGCCAGAAAAAATGACGATTGGAATAAGATGAATTCCAATCTAAAAAAACTTATTGATACCAATAACTCAAAAGGAAGACCTCTTGATCTTGGCGTGGGATTTGTCATAACGCCAGATACGTATGAAGGAATACTTGAATTCGCTGAATACTTTGTGGGTTTTGATCTTGATTACTGCCAGTTCAAACCAGAGATTGTTAATAGAGAGCGAGAAGGTGGTATCCAAAGAGACATTGATTTTTGGAAGGAAAAAATAGAACCCTTGTTATCTAAAGCAAAAGAGATTCTTGGGGACAAATTTCAGATTAATGGTTACAAGCTGAACGACCTACAAAACGACCCCGATCTTTATGGTAGACGATATAAAAAATGCTTGGGTTCGCAGATTCAACCTCTTGTCGGTGCAGATGGTCATGTATATGTGTGTTGCAACCATAGAGGCTATAAACAATACAGTTATGGAAGCCTACATGAAAAATCTTTCAAGCAAATATGGAATGATATTGAATCACGAAGAAAAGTGATGCATCAGATTGATAATGTGGAATGTTTTTCCAACTGCACGCAACTGTGCAAGCCTCACGAAAGCAATAAGGCTGTATGGCAAATCAGCGAAACTTATAATAATGCCACAGAAGAAGAGAAGCAGGAGATAAAGACAGACCTTCTGAATAAGCAGGAGGCCATAAGAAAAAATATAGGACATCCAGATTTCATATGATAAGACTGATTAACGGAAGAGGTCAGTTGGGAGAGGCGATTTCTAGTAAGCTAGACTCTTTGTCTATCTCCCCATATCAAAACAGCCGTCTTTTTAATTGTGATACTTTGATATATCATACTTGGAATATACAAGACAAGTCAGAGGCTGTTCAGTTTGGTCTGTTCGAGGAATTTGTAGACATAGTTAACAACAATAAAGAAAGCCAAATTTTATTTACATCAACCTATTCACAGCAAGACGATTGGTACGTACACTATAAACAGTCTGCTGAGGCATACCTATTAAATAATTGCAAAAAAGGTTTGGTTCTGAGGTTTCCAACCCTCATAGGAAAAGGTGTTTTACCAAAATTAAAAAACGGAAAAGCTACTCCACACGGTATAATGGAATTGATGTCTATTGATACTGCGGCAGATCACGTTATAGATAAAATTAATTATTCGGGAAAAGTCAGGTCGTTTTATTTTGCGGGTGAAAAAATCCTAGCAAAGACCGCACAACAGATACTTCTATTATAGGACATAACAAATGAGCTTTCTTGAAACTACTCGTAAGTTTAATATCACCGCCCCAGTAAACCAACTTGGGTATGGTGTTACTGGTTTCAACGTAACAAAATCTCTAATGGAACTAGGGCATACTGTTGCACTATTTACTCTTGGCCCAGTAGATGTGCCAAAAGAACATCACGATCTTTTGCGACAATGCGCAAACAATTCCGTTATGCCCGATTTCAAAGCTCCATCTATTAGGATATGGCATCAATTCGACATGGCAGAATTTGTGGGTTCAGGTACTAAAATAGGATTTCCTATATTCGAGCTTGACAAATTTACCGAGCGAGAACTTCATCATCTGTCACACCCAGATAAATATTTTGTCTGCTCGCAATGGGCTAAGGATGTCTTGATAGAAAATCTATATAACGCTTACAAATGGGATGATATAGGCAAAAGAACTCATGTTATCCCTCTTGGGGTTGATAGGGATATTTTTAGAGAAAATATATCAAACAGAAAAGAAACTATCTTCTTTAATGCTGGCAAATGGGAGATCCGCAAAGGTCACGACATTATTGTAAAAGCTTTTAATAAAGCGTTTAATGAGGACGATAACGTAGAATTATGGATGATGTGCGACAATCCATTCTTCGACAGTGAAGAAAACTTTAAATGGGAAAGGCTTTATAAGGGGTCTGGATTGGGTGATAAAATCAGAACCATTCCAAGACAAGAAACCCAAAAAGAAGTGTATAATATTATGAGCCAAACAGACTGTGGGGTTTTCCCCGCTAGGGCTGAAGGCTGGAATTTAGAACTTCTAGAAATGATGAGTTGCGGTAAGTCAGTTATCGCCACCGGATACTCTGGACACACCGAATTTTGCGACAGTGAAAACTGTATGATTGTAGAGACTGGAGATCTAGAAGAGGCACAAGATGGAAAATGGTTTAGAGGTCAAGGAAACTGGGCCTCTATTGGAGATAAACAGATAGACCAAATAGCAGAATACATGAGAGAGGTTCACAAACTTAAGCAGGCAGATGATCTGAAAATTAATCAAGCTGGAGTTGATACTGCCAAAAAGTTTAGTTGGACTAATACCGCCAAGAAAATAGTCGAAGCCGCATACAGCGACTAAGATATTGAACCATTTTAATAATTGAGAAAAGTTGCGGCGTGTACGCAGCTTTTCTTTTTTTATGGAGTTAGGGATGCCAATACAATACGTATACGAAGATGCAAAAACTGGAGAGCTTTTTCATTTCTCCAGAAAAGGCAACTATAGAAAAAACGGAAGACCGCTTGTGTTCAAAGGCAAGGCATCGCATATATTAAACGCAACTGCTGACCATGCTGAAAAAATGAACAAGTATGTGTTCGAGTCAAAACAAGAGGCCGTGAAGATGGCCAAAAAGATAGGACTAGATGGTGTTCATTCCCATAAAACCGGTGACGGTGAAACATTATGGATGCCGGGAAAAAACATGAAGCAATTTAACGACTGGTATAATGAACATTAAGGAGTAGGCATGTTAAACATAAAAATCCCTAAAACAATCCCAATTATAGCTGTGATAATTATAGCTGCAATTTTCTTTGCCAATAAAGATGAAATAAGTGAAATGTTTAGCAAAGATACAGACCCAATAGTCTGTGAATTATGCGACGATGACTGCGACTGCCACGGAGAAAGCAGGGTGTGCGACTGCGATGATGACTGCGGATGCCCCATTTGCGTGGAATAAAGCTAACAAAAGTAAAGAGGCTGTATTATGAAAAAGCTATTAATAATATTGGCGATCTTGATGGTTGCTGGAACAGTAAAAGCTCAAGAGAGAAAAGTAATTAAACCTCCGACTACGGCGAGGCCGCAATCTTCCCAACAGCGAAGGGTCGTTACACCTCCAACTACTGCGAGGCCACCAACCGCCGTGAAGCCACAATTACCTCAAGGTTTTGGAAGACCCATACAAAGACCTATGGGGTTTGGCAAACAAGAGTGGCAACAACCTCAACAGCAACAGATTAGACCTAGCCACAACTATAGACATGGAAGCATAATAATTGGTAGACCATATGTTCACCCATTTTATTACCCTTCCGTAGAAACTAGGTATCATCCAATACATGGATTTTACAGAGTATATCACTCTCCTGTGATTATACAACCACAACCAATTTATCCAGCGCCATTTCAGGGGTTTTATTTTCAGTTTAGGTTTTGATTTGGATTAATTACAAAAAGGATAGAAGATGGATAATAGACTGGATGCAATAATTCCGTCTAAGGATAGAGCCTTACAGCTAAGACTATTGCTGGAAACGATAAAACAAAACGCAAACAATATATTCGACAAGATCCATATTATATACAAGGGGTCTGACGACCTGTACGAGCAAGGGTATGAAAAACTTCAACACGAAAGTATTCTTGACAACATTGTATGGGTAAAGGAGGAAGATTTTGTGGGGGACTTCTTGAGTTCTCTTACAAATGGCGAATCCGAATATGTTTGTGGTATTGTTGACGATTGCGTCTTCTATAAAAAAGTATGCGCAACAAAGGAATTAATACTCGACACTTTTGACGAGGACGTTTTCTGCTTTTCATTTAGAATGGGACTAAACACAACCACCCAAAATTACCTACAACCTACTAGACAATACAAACTAAAAGACTATACCTACAGCAGTCATTTTATTAAATGGAACTGGACAGACTGGGATTCCGTCTTGAATTATGGATACCCAATCTCTCTTGATGGCCATATCTTTAGACGAAAGGAACTTTCAGAACTATCAACAAAATACAAGTTCGATTATCTAAGACAGTGGGAGGGTGTTCTTGCTGGCAATACGAGAAACGATAAAACAAATAATCTTGGAAAGCATATGACAGCCTTTCATCAAAATGTTTTGTTCAGTATTCCAGCCAATTGTGTTCAAGACCCTCCGCTAATATCAGGACAGATACATCACTACGACGAAAAATCGTTGAACGAGCTATATCTACAAGATAAAGTTTTAGATCTAGAAGCTATGGAGTTTGCTTTTCAGAATGTGACATGGTGTCACAAAGAGATACCCTTCCTATATAAAAATCTAGGAGGTTAAGAGGGCTAGCGGAATGTATTTAATTTACAACACTACTTTGTTATAGTGACATAAGGAACAAAAAGATGGATCAACATAAAAAAAATTCAATTGCTTACCTAAGAAAAAAGGCCGAGTCGGACTTATTAAAAGCTAAGGTTTCGCTCGGTCTTCTCTTAGACGTGCCAGTTGGTATAGGCGACCACTCAACCGGTGATTTTCACAGCAATCTGGACGAAGCTCTCGATTTGTTGGTAGATGCAAATGACAGAATAGAAACACTAGAAAAATATTACCCCGATGTTTAATTTTTTTAATAAGAAAAAAGAAGAAGAACCCGCAGAAGATATTCGAGCCTGTAGGCTGGAATTTTCTGTAGATGAAGAAGGAACTATATGGATTGACTGCCTTTGGAATACAGACATACACCCTATAGCACACATCATGTTTGCGGAGTTGATACAAAAAGTCTGTTCTGGGGCAATGACGGAAGAAACTTTAGAATTCATAAGGATTCATGCAGAGGAAATAGGAAGAGACGATGAGCTTGATGAGTTCAATCAAAGCCTAGAGACCTTCCATCAAAACCATGTCAAAGACATGATGACAGAAGAGATCCTTTCCTTAACAGAGAAAAAGAAGTCAGAACCAGTAATCAAACCCACGAAGGTTCTTGGGGGAGATATAAGGTCTGGCAAATTATAAAAGTGGAGATAACCATGTCCAAACCCAAAAACAAAAAGATAGCTTGGGAAAGATGGGACGTAGACATTATAGAAGAGGACATTGTTGATGAATTATTAGCCGAGCATGACGAAGAAGACATGGAGCTTGTGCATGAAGCGCTAGAGTTCATGGAGAAGATTCCCAAACTTGTTACCACTCCGCTTGGCGTGTATCAGATGCACGACAAAATGAACATACTCAATCAGTTTGAGTGCTGGATGGGTTATACAAACTTTGACATATCATACGATGTCAGAGATGAGATCGAGGAAAGCGAAGGAGTAGAACTTCTTTCAGTATTGAGCAGATATAGATTTTTTGTGGGCGTTGGAAAACTGTTTAAATTTTCAGATGTCCGTAGAGAAATAGAATCTAGAGTTTGCGACAACGAAACCTCCCTCGACGGTAAGCCAACTTTTGTTGACGAAGAGACACAACTCGCCATAGATGCAATCAAGGATGTCATAACCAAAGACAAGCACTGGACAATATTTGTATCGCCTGCTGGACATATAGAATACGCAAGCACAAACGATGATAACGACGAAGACTATCTTAATGATCTGCTTGGTTTGGAAAAAAGAAAAAAAGACAACGGTGGTTTAATACTTCAGAGTAATAATGAAGACATCTAAAATCCATGAAGACTTTCTGCTGGATACCGGGAGAATATTTTTATGGGGAGATATTACCGAGGATCTGGCCGGGAAGTTCATAAAAGAACTCCGATATGTTATGTCGAAAGATATAACTAGTATATACGTGTACATACACTCGGAGGGCGGAGAAGTAGACTCTGCCTGCGCCATAGTTGATGAAATAAACGGCGCTAAAGTTTTGGGGTACGAGATTTACACGATAGCCGTGGGTAAAGCCTACTCTTGCGCTGGCTTTATACTGGCTATGGGGTCTCAGGATTGTAGATATGCTACTGAAAGCACGAGTATCATGTTGCATCCGGTTCACTATGAACTCCCCTCAGACTACATAGACGCTCAAAGGTCTTACACAGTTTTTAGCGATCATCAGTACCAAAAGATTATAGACATGATTGCTAGGGCGTGCGGAAGAAAGAGCAAGAAAACTATCGAAGGATTCCATTCTGAAATAAAGGATGGGCTTTGGCTAGACACCAAACAAGCCATAAAAAAGAAGGTTATTGACGGGGTATGGGATTACTCTTGGGAGAAGGAAATAGATGAAGAGGAATGATATAAGTGACGAACAGTTTGACGAAGCATTAAAAAATAAAGACAATCTAAGAATCATGAATAGCGTATGCTCTCGATACAGAAAGAGCATTCCTTATGATGAACTAGAGCGATGCAAGATGGTTGCGTTATGGCAGGCTCTAGAAGCTTTTGATCCCAACGGTGGAAAAAAATTCACATCGTTCTTGTACACGAGAACAGACTGGGAGTGCAAAAGACAGATAAGTGCTATTAATAAAAAAAGGAAATCAAATTCTCTTGAGTTCCACGAATCTCTTTATGTTCTAGCCAACAAAAATTCTGTTGAGATAGAAGACATTATAAATAAGCTTAGTCCCAAATTTAAGAAGGTGATAAACCAGAGATTCTTTTATAGTATGACAATGGAAGAGATAGCGAAGGAAAATAACTATAGCCGAGAAACCGCAAGACGGTATATCATCCAAGCGTTAGATAAGATTAAGCAATATGCTAACTGAAATAGCCTGTTATGACCAAGACTCAACCTTCTCTGACATACTAGAGACAGTTTTTGTAGCTTCTCAATACGACGCTAATGTCGTAATACCCTCTGGCTTTATGCCAAAAGTTGATGGGTTTCTAAAAGATCATACGTTTGCCGCAGCTATCGACTACCCATACGGGATAAATAGAACACAAGTAAGAATACACGAAATAATACTAGCTATTCGTCAAGGCGCATCCACCATCGACCTGACACTTAACCCAAGCAATATAGTAGAAAGAAACTGGGTTAAAGTAAAAGAAGATTTGCAGAACTGTCTTGCGGTCTGCAAACAAAACAATGTCGAACTAAGACCAATTATCGAGTACCGACTGTTTGATAAAAAAACAGTTATGGAACTTTGTTCTTTAATAAAAAGGGTGGGTTTATATAAAATAATTAACTCTACCGGTTATATGGTGGATGATTTTCAAGATAATGCGTTAACAACTTTTGAAATACAAAGAGATACTGACCTGTCTGTTATATACTGTGGCCCTGTAAGAACTAACGAGCATTACGACATCCTAAGACAAATGAATATTCACGCTATTAGGTTTACTTCACCAAAATTAGCTGAAATTATATTATCCAATGGTGTATAATAATATGCTGGATTGGACTCTATCTTTAGGAAAAACAGGAAAAACGCCCTTAGTTATAGGGAGTTATAACAATGGCAGTAAGCGCACATTCGCAAGACGCACTCGTTGCTGGCGGCGGTAAAGACAATGACGGTGGAGTAATTGCTAATGGCGGAACAATCGCCGGTAGTAAATACACTACAAAACTTCTCACAGACATTAACATTGGTCGAGATGAATCTGGTTCTAAGGTAGTCGCTACGACTGGTAGTGCTAGTAGACCGGGGATTCAAGCTGCTTTTGTTAGTGGTGGAACTTTAGCATACAACCCAAATGCTAGAGCTGTTACTAGAAGCTCAAGTGATACTGGCTTTTTGATCAGGGGTGGCTCATTTACCAAACTTAGTGGTAAAGCCTCTACTGAACATTTCCTCAGTCGTCCCGGCTCTGATACGACAAGTCGTCGCGGTGGAAACATTCACGACCGTCAAGATTCTCGTCAGCTTGGTACGTGGGCAACTCAGATCTTCGACATCTTTGGTGGTGGACTACTACAAAGTGATGGTACGGCTAAAGCTGGTATCACCGG